CGCCGAGGGGGAGTGGCGGTCTCAGGACATCAGGATATTGTTGTCGGAGTTGGCTTGGGCTTGCCGGAACGAAAGGAGCGCCCGGCAAAGGAGTTCCTTGAGATGCCCCGGGCAACCGAAAACGCCGATTTATTGCCATTACACCAATCCTCCGGGAATGAATAGATAATCAGTCCTGTACCATTTCACTTCCTGATCCGTCGTCGCACCCCTCATCCGGTGGGACACAGTGAAGCCCTGGCCCGATGCGCCGAGCATATCCTTTTGTGCGCTGATATCAGGCGCCCAATCGGCCGTGTCCCAGGACGCCACATCCCATTCCGCTCCGGCTGATTGCGATACCGCGTCCTCGCCGGGTGTGAATACATCAGCGAAATCGTATGCGAGGCCGCTGTTAAAGCCGATGCTTCCCTCGGAGGTCACGAAGGGGCGAACGCCTGTCATGCGCTTCAGCTTGGGCGTTTCCAGCGCATCCCAGGCCGTCCGGACCTCCCAATTTATGGCATTCCCCGCATCGGAATATCCCGAGAACGCCTTCATTACATTCCCCAGCCCATCGCCAAAATAGAGATCCCCCCCGAACTCTCCCCACGCCCTCGCGTTAAGACCCTGGAATCGGCACCAGGCCTGTGTAGCTATATTCTGGACGTGCTGCTCGAATTGATCGCTCGACACCGGGACGTTGAATATCAGTTTATCCCCGCTCAAGATCGCCTGGAATCCATCGTTGTCCGAATAATCACGAACTGCCCCGGCCGCAAGGCCGCTCATTTTCGATTGGTTCGTGGGCAGTTCCCCGGTCCTTAGCGTCTCGGCAGTGATCCGCTTGTAGTCGCCGCCCAGGAGGCCCGTGAGGTCGCCTCCATGCTTCACGAATCCATCGCGGGACATCGGCCGGCCCATATCGTAGACGCCCACGAGCGCCCATTTCGCGGCATCGGATGGGTCCGTCCCCGAATAGACGACGACCTGGCCCGTGGACATGATCACGACAAAGAAATCGTCCTGCCCCGACCCGCCATCGACCGTCCATGGTTCGATTGCCACGATCTTTCCGCCCTTACTTGCGACGGACCCGAGCTTCGAGAGGGCGAAAATAGTCATCGTGCCGCCAAGGGTAAGAACCGCTGAATACCAGAAATCCGGGGAATCCTTTGTCCACACGAACGAGCGCTCCTTGAATACCTGGATGCCGGTGATATCCGCCACCGTGAGGCCGCTGCCCGATATCGTGAGATTCGCCCAGGTCGATCCGTCCCATTTCTGGGGCACATTCACGCCGTCCACGAATGCGATCTCCCCGTTCATGTTCGCCCAGTCCCATCGGCCCGAGGACGTCAGTCCGGTTTTCAGGCTGCTCGCCGCCCCGGCGGTCGTTGCGTTAAATGCCGCCGTATCAGAGAAGGCCACCATTCGCGAGTTTGCGCCATCATTGAATTCCGCGATGGTTTTCACGTCCCCCGATCCCACGCCCGTTCCGTGCAAGGTGAAGCCCTTCCGCACACCAACGGCCCCCGGCTCGGGGAATACGTTGTCCATAACTCGGGCATCGTTTTGGGGGATAGAGCCGAAGGAGTCCCGCGTATTCAGGCCGCCATGGGGGGCCACACGGGAAATGAGGGATACCTGTCCCCGCCCTTCATTGAATATGGCCGCATGGCGCGCCCGTGCGCGTCTGATGGCAACTGCGGGCAGGCTCACAGTCCGAAACTCCTGTCGTTGGAATATGCGTGTAAATAAAACGGCTCCAGGCGGCCATCCAGGCTCAGGGACGGGACGTCCCCATCCCGGCCCACGAATCGGTCCATGCGGTTCTCGGCCCTCATCTGAGCGGCTGCGAACGGGAGACCCACGGATTCGAGGAACATATAGGTGGCGTATAATTTCAGCAGCTCTTCATCGATCAGCGATGTATTCGTGTCCGCAACGGTTTCCCCGGAAAAATCGAAATACTCCGATTGCCCGCTGGCGAGTTGTACCCATTCGTTTGTTATGTATTCGTAGACGTGCGTTTCGGTTGCGGTGGGTTCCGGTTCGATGAAGAATTTATTGACAGCGCTCGATGGCTTCACACGGAAGGATGGCGGCCGCGATAGGACGGCACCCCCGCTTTTTATGCCCTGCCAGTCCCTGGCCGTCAGCGGTCCGGCGTAGGCCAGCGTGTTCGTCCGGTCCCATTGCGTCCGGCCCTTGAAGCGCAGGAAATCGGACGGCAGCGCATATTCCGCCGTCCCGCTTGCGGTCGAGAATGTATGCTCTTTCGTCAGGATCGTGAAATCTATCAGGTCGCTCAATTCTTTTCCGGCCTGATTGATCTTGGCCATCATCCTGACGACCGTGGTATCGGCGTTATTTATGACCGTGCCGGGAACCGGGTATCCGTTCTCCCTGCTCATCTGCTCGATCATGGTGAGAAGGCTCACTTTGCAGCGGCTTTCCCCTTCCCGTGCACTGGCCTATTCCTTCTTCTTTGAAGCCCTTCTTTTTGCTCTTGGCCTGGACAATTTTGCAATCCTATCGTGCGCCTCGTCCAGCTCCTTTTTCAGTTCCGCGTTTCGCTCTTCCAGTTTCGCTACATCCAGGGTCAGCCTCTCGTTGCTGGCTTGCATCGTGCCCTTGAGGGTGATCGCCTCTTTCGCCTCTTCCTCGAGCCGCTCGACCTTCTCGCCGAGCGCCACCATTTCCGTGTGGCCCTGGAGCCACTTCCTGCAATCGTTTCTAAGATTATCATACTCCCGGCCCAATTTAGAAATTACCGGATCGGGCAAACAGACCAGGGCATCCACGGTCATCACCTTGAAGGTCTTGAGCGTGGCGATCTGCTCGGGGCGGATCAGGCGGCAGGACTCCAGGGGCGTCCCGATGGTGGGCTGCTCCTGGTTGGCCTCGAATGCCTTCCATTGATCCGGCCAGCGCAAACGGTGCTCTTCCGTTACCGGCGTGTCCATCGCCTCGACGTATTGCCCGGGAATGACGATCCGAACGTATGGGATGTCCTCGAATATGTCCCTTCCAGCGGCCTCGCTCTTCGCTGTGCGCCTGATCGCCCGGGTGTAGAAAAGCGGAACGGCCGTGTCCTCATTCACGCCGCCCTGACCGTTCCTGACCGCCTCTTCAAATCCCATCACGGGAGCGCCACCAAGATCATCCATTTCATTCCCTTTCAATATGGCGGAAGGGGGAGGGGCTAGCCCACGGGAAAGGTGTTAAACCAACCCCGCCCCCTCCCTATCCAACCGACCGCCCGGCCGGCTGAAATTCTCATCTGGTTCCTTGGGCGCCATCCCGTTCATCCACTTCTCGTAAACCCTGGCCCCCTCATCGAGGATGGCCGCTATCATGCCGTCCCCGTGAACTTTCAGGCCGATGTGGGGCCAGAGCACCCGGATGATTTTCTGGAAATCCTGCGCCTGGAGAATCATCCAGGGCTCGCAAATGAAAGAGCGCGCCCCCACGAATACGGGTTCCGGCCATACGTCCATCCCATCGTTCCATTTCTGCGGGTATGCGTGATGCTTGTCGCCGGCCACGCATGAATCCATTCCGAATATTTCAAAATTGCGGAAGCCCATGTTGAAGCCCGACATAAGCGCATGAATTGCGACCGTTGACCCGGATGCGGAGATGTAGTCGTATCCCTCCCTAGCTGCCAATATCCGTCCATCTTCAACCTTGTTCCCATCCGATTCGATCTCTTCCACGTTCGTAATCATGTCCCATACCCGCACATCTCGATCCAGGCCGTTAAACTGAACAAAAACCCTCGGATGGCAACTCGAGGCAATCAGGTAAATCGTCCCCGGATTAGAACCGGCGACAAACCGCCAGTTCTCCTCATTCTTGTCCACGACCATGCAGGCCCAGGGCGTAATCCCGTTACTGACAAGGAATTTATGCGCGCCATTGCAAGCGAGGATTTTATCGCCCACCCTCCAGGACCCGCGCACATCCTCAAGGGAATCCTTCAGGGACGGACCGCCGGCCACGATCACGAGCGTTCCATCGCCCCTTGGCATTTCCTTTGAATTCCCGAGCGAGCTGGAATACTCCCGGTTGCGCTGCAATTCCTCAGTATCGCCGTTGTATTCAGAGCGCATCTCTATCGGGTGCATATATCCTCCCCCGTTGGGGAGTGGCGGCCGGTTCGCCTAAAATAAACCGCCACCCCCCTCGGGCGTTAGATTGCCTCCACATGGGCGCCATTGGTCATGATCAGTTCCACGGCCGTTACGCCGCCGCTCGAGGCAGCCGTAACCGCAACCACTCCATCGATGCGGGTGGTGCTTGTAGCATCGTCCAATTTACCGGCGGTTCCCGATGTGTAGAGAGCAATGTCCGCCGCGCATGACGCCAAAACATTGCCCTTGAAGTTGGTCCCCGAAAGGCGGACCCAACCGAACTCGTTGTCGGCAAGAGCCACATCCGCCGCAACGCCTATTCCGTGTCCGACGAGAGTCAGGGCGGCCGTGAGGAGCGCCGCCTCGAAATTCTCGTCAATCGTCACGAAATCGTTTACTGCGATGGCAGCGGAGGCATGGACATAAATTGCCTCCCCGCCATCGTCCAAGGTCACTTTCGTTCCGAGCTTGAAAAGCCCGCCTTCATCGCTGCTGGTTCCAGTCCCCGCAGTCGCTACCGCGAGGCCAACGCCTAGCAGATTACTTACCTCAACCATTTCACTGTCTTTCACCTTCCCCGTGTGCGGACCCGGCTTACGCCACCAGAAGCCCCTGCCTTGCGGCGTTGGAGCAAGTGAGGTTCCCCGCGAAAACAATCGGGATCATGACCGCATCCTGATTGAAGCTCTCGCGCCGGGGGAGCGGGACCATATTCCTGGCCGTATGGGGCCGCCAGTAGAGATACTCGGTGTTCAGGAAATACATCCTCGTTGCCGCCAGGCCCGAATCGCCGTCATAAATTACCTCGGCTGTATCGAACCTGAGACCGGACGAGAATCCCTCGGAACCCATTTCTGACTGCGTGTATCTCTGGAGGTCGGTCAGCGACTCCCAGAAGAACTGGTAATACGTTTTTCCGCCAACGATGAGGTTGGTCTTGTCTGACCCCCGGGAGCAATCGATCCACAGTTCCTGCATGGCCTTCGAGATCGTTGTCTTCGAGGCCGTGACCGACTTGTCCGAGAAGTCATATGTCTGGTTTCTCCAGAAAGAATGGTTGGCGCGGTTGATGCCGCCCACCGTTCCCGTCGAGGGCGCATCCGCCACCAGACTCTGAAGTCCCCCGATTTGCTTTCCGCCGGCCCCAGAACCGTCAGAATAAATCCCGGTGGACACGTTGTTGCTCATCGTTCGCTCTGCGTTTTTGATGCGGCTTGCAAGGAGCCGGATTACCTGTGCCTTACCGGCATTCTGGATCACCGTCTCCAGGCCCGTCGCCTGGACAACGACCGCACCCTGCTTCCAACTGAATTCCGCCGCGCTCAATACCGTCACGGCCGCGAGGTTCAGTACCTCACCGCCCGAGTAATATTTGAACGTGGAGTTCTCCGCATAGTCCAATTCTTCCACCAGAGTTCGGCCTCCTGCTACCGGCCTCGCTCTTCCTGCTTTCGAGAGATGCGCCAGGAGCGCATTTCCATTCGACACGTTGTCCGCGAACTTTTCATTCCGCTCGCGCAACGTAGTCGATATTAGCTCTGACAAATTAGGATCGGCCATTTCATGGCTCTTTCCCCTTCCCCGCGTAGATCATTTATTCAGAGGCCGCTTCCGCAGCCGCAAATGCCTGTTCCAGATGATCGTCTATGCGGTCGGGAACCTTTTTGTTGACTTCCCTCGGCACGGGCGAACCGAAACGTCCTCGCGGGGCGGCGCCGGCCGATTTTGCACGCTTGACCTTTGCTCGCCTCACTTCCTCTTCGTCCGGTCCCGCCGGAGCGCTGTTCAACTGCTCGCGCACACCTGGGACCATCCAGACCGCCTCCTCGTACAGGCTCTCCAGGGTAAAATCGTTCCTTCCCTGCGTTCCATACGATATGGCGAGATCGTTCATTTTTCCCTTGACCGCCTCATAATGGGGGTGAAAAAGGACGCCCTTCTCGTCCTGACCGTCCCGGAAATACGCAATCCTCTGGGCATTGACTGCCCTTGCGTCGGCGGCCCGGCGCTCGTTTTCCTGCATTCCCGCCCGCTTCAGTTCCAGGACTTCTTTTTCCAGCCCTGCGATTCGCGGGTCTTCCGGCATATCGTCCAGGAATTCGTCATCGACGCCTTCGCCCTCCCCGGGATGGGGAGAGTCCGGGTTCCTTGCGCCGATATCGACCCCATACTGATCGGCCAAATATTTGATGCCTTCCTCCGGTGAATCCTGGAGCAATTTGTGGGCGGCCAGTAGCCGCGTCACGCCCTGCTCCATGTTCAGGCCCGCGAGATCCATTTCCGTCCGGAACGGCTCAAACGCACGGTTTATTCCGCTCAGTTCCTGCGATTTGCGGGTATTATCCGCCTCCATCGCGCCATGACGGTCCATGAAAAATTCACGGCCCTCGGCGTCCAGCCTGGAAAAACTCTCCTTGTGGGACGCACTCCAATGATCCGGGGGCTGGATGAGGCTGGCTGGCTCCTCCTCGGGAGCGCCTTCTTCATCGCCTTCGGGATCATCTGCGGCCTCATCTGCATCCGTTTCGGCTTGAGGTTCGGGATCGTCCGCACCGGCTTTCGCCTGGGTGCTAACCGGGGGCTCCGGGCTGGCTTCCTTGGAAGCGCCTGGAGGACCGGCATTGTCCTCGTCCCCTGCCTCGGCCATCTCGAATGCTGCGCTGAGGTCGTCTTCTAGCGTGGATTCGGATTCGGCTGGCTCCGCAACCGGAGCGCCATCATCTTCGGCCATCTTGTATTTCCTCCTGAGT